CTTGCTTGCGGATCACCTAGCACCGGGCGGTCAAGTAGGGTGAGCGCAATAACGACCCTGCGGGGAACAATCGCGACTGCGCTAGCTGATAATGCGAGCTGGCAGGTGTTTTCCTTCCCACCTGCTAGCCCGCTTGCTAACTCAATCGTCATTCAACCCGGCGATCCATACATTGAACCTTCAAACGACCATTACAAAACAGTCAAGCCAAAAGTTAATTTCAAACTTGTTGTGCTTGCACCGATGTTTGATAATCAAGGCAACCTGACAAACATTGAGGACTTTTACCTTAACATTGTGAATAAGCTGGAAGCGTCATCGATTGCATATACAATTGGGACATTCAGCGCACCCGCAGTCTTGACTGGAACAGTAGGCGATCTATTGTCCGGTGAAGTATCCATCAGCGTACTCTCAGATTGGAGCTAGAAATGGCTGATAATGACAAAGAGCGTGAGGCTTTCTTGATCAAGATTGGTCAAGCAGCTTCAAGCGCACCTAAACCCGCACCAACCGCTAAGAAAGACGAGGAATAACCTAAATGGCTATTTTCTTAAACAACAAAGTCGGTCTTAAGATTAACGCCGTTGATCTTAGCGACCATGTAACTTCAATTACTCTTAACTATGCAGCAGACGAGCTTGAAGTAACCGCAATGGGAGATACAGCGCACAAGTTCGTTAAGGGCTTGGAATCGGGTACTCTCACAGTATCGTTTCTCAATGACACAGCTACTTCAAATGTGCTTCAGACGCTTAACGGCGCTTTCGGCACGACTGTCGCGTGCAAGGCTATTCAGCAAAAGGGAACAGCTGTTGACGCAACAAACCCTGTTTATGAGTTTGATATTCTTGTCAACAACCTAACCCCGATTAACGGCGGTGTAGGCGACATGGCGACACAGGACATCACATTCACACTCAACTCAAAGTTGACTGTGAACGCATCCGGAACATTCTAAATTAGGAGAAATGGGCAATGGCAAGTCTTAAAGTAACTAGGGCAGATGGCACAGAGTCTCAGCATGAGATTACACCGGCTATTGAGTACGCTTTTGAGCAATACGCTAAGAAAGGCTTTTACAAGGCTTTCCGCGAAGATCAAAAGCAGTCAGACATTTATTGGCTTGCTTGGGAGTGCTTGCGTAGAGCAAATGCTCCAGACGTTTATCCGTTTGGGGACAAGTTTCTTGAAACTTTAAAGGCTGTCGAAGTTTTAGGTGATGACTCCCCAAATGGCTAACGCGTGATTCTTGGACTTATCGAATAGCTCAACTTTCGATAAACACGGGAATTGCGCCTAGCGAGTTTATTAACATGGATCGCGACTTACTTAAAGCGTTCTATGAAGTATTAAGAAAACAGGCAGAGGAGCGAAAAGTTGCCAGTCGTAGTCGAGGGAATCGTAGGGCTTAGAAAAGCTTTGCGAAACTACGCTCCAGACCTACAAAAGCAAATGGATACGGAAATCCGTGTTGCGATGAAAGAAGTTATCGCCGACGCGCGTGGTCGAGTACCTGCGTCAACAAGACTTTACAATTGGGAAGATACTGGAAGAAAACGCGTGTCCCGTACCGGTCGCGCTACTCCTTTTCCAGCATACAACCCGACTTTAATTCGCAGGGGTTTAACCTATTCTCTAGCTCGTCAACGTGGCAACCGCGTAGGTTTTGTCTCGTTATTCACCCTGTTTAACAAATCCGCTATTGGCGCAATTGTTGAGACTGCGGGACGGGTTAATCCCAATGGCAGTTCTCGTAGTCAATCAAATAATCCCAATGCTGGCGCGATGTTCAATACAACATTGAGCAATCAGGTAGGTGCGCTTAAAAGCTATAAAGGTGGAGATCGCAAAACAACTGGTCGCTTACTGTATGCGGCTTATGCAGATAATCAAGGTAAAGCCTTAAATGCCATTATGAGCGCTATTAACAAAGCCACAGATGCTTTTAACAAGCGAGTTGAATCTGACCGAAGCAAGGTTGCCGCATGAGCGATATTAAAGTAAATATAATCGGTGAGTTTCAAAAAAAAGGTTTTACCGATGCTGAAAGAGCAACTAATCGTTTAGGTAAATCTTTCGATCGTCTAGCATCTAAAGTCGGTGCTGCTTTATCCATTGCAGCATTAGTTAGATATAGCAAAGCAGCGGTCAAGGCTTTTGCTGAAGATGATCGGGCGGCTAAGCAACTTACGCGCACTTATGAAAACTTAGGGTTAGCGTTTCAAGGCGCAATTGTCAATGATTATGTAGATCAATTGCAGCGCGCGACAGGCGTGGCGGACACAGACCTGCGCCCGGCATTAAACACATTAACCAGAGCTACGCTTGATTTTGGTCAAGCACAAAAATTGCTTGGTATCGCAATGGATGTATCTGCTGGTACAGGTTTAGACTTAGCCACAGTCAGCAACGCATTGGCGAAGGCGCAATTGGGGCAGATGACTTCCCTATCTCGCTTGAACATTGGAATTGGTAAAGCCGAAGCATCCACCATAACTTTTGAAGATGCACTTGCAAGATTAAATAAACGCTTCTCAGGTCAAGCAGCTTTAGCCGCTGGCACTTATGAAGGACAAATCAATCGTCTAAAGATAGCCGCCGATGAAGCACAAGAATCACTTGGCAAGGATTTAGTTCTTGCGCTTAATCGTTTGTCTAATGGTAAAGACTTAAATGCGTTAGGCGATAAATTCCAAACGTTAGCCGATAACTCTGGGAAAATTGCTATCGGTATCGCCGATGTCATTGGCGAGCTCAATCGCAATGTAAGCGCCACTGGAACTGGTGGATGGATTACCAAGTTCAATGAATTGATGGCTAACCTAAACCTTTTTGAGTATCTCAAAGGTCGCGGTCAAGATATAACAATGAGCGTCAAACAACGTACGCTCGGTGCTCCTGGTGCGGTTCAAGCAGCAAAAGAGCAAGCAAAGATTTTGGCGGGTGAACGTGCTGAACTTGCCAAAATAGTAGCGCTTGAAAAGGCTCGAGCAGCAGAACAAGCAAAACAAAAACGGCTTCGTCAAATCTCTGTCATGTTGTCTCAGAAGGAATTGAAATTTGATTTGACTCGTATTCAATTGGCTGCTGCTGCTCAGGGGAAATTGACGGATGAGGAAAGAAAACGAGTTGAAGAATTATCTCTTATTGAGGAAATCAAACAAAAAGTAGCAGAAGAAAACGTAAATGAAGCTGAAGATTTATTAAAGAAACTTCAAGCATTACAAAGCGAAACATTCAAACTTGCTACTTCACTAACCGAATTTCCTAAAGCAAATGATCCATTTATTGATTGGACAACAACGCTAAAAAGTGTCCAAGCGCAATTATTGGCTATCGCTCAAAAGAAAATAATTGTGGATTTTCTTGCTAACTTCACACCTGTTTCATCCGCAGCCATTACGGCTATCACAAAACCAAGCGTTTCATCCACAGCTGCCGGAGCAGCCACAAATCCAGCGGCAACAGCGGCAGCTGCCGCAGCCGCAGGAGATGCAGCAATGGCAGCTGGGGATGCGGCAGCCGCTTCTGCGGCGGCGGCTTCGGCAGCGGGAGATGCGGCAATTGCAACTGAGGAAGCAGCAGCGGCGGCCGCAGCCGCTACAACAGACGAAGAAAAAGCGGCAGCAGCGTCATGGGTAGCAGCCGCAGCAGCAGCGACGGACGCTGCGATTGTTCTTGATGAATCAGCGGCAGCTTTAACCGCAGACGCAGCGGCAAATGAAGCAGCAATAGCAGCAGCCGAAGCTGCTGCTGCGGAAAAAACAAGTATGTTAATTGATGCGGAGGCTGCAATTAGAGCTGCTGGTAATGCTCTATTGGATGCAGGTTTAACCTTTGAAGCATCCGTTATCAGCGCGACTACTAGTGGTGCAACGCCAATTACGCAAATCACAGTTAATGTTGAAGGCTCAGTCATTGCTGAACAAGACCTTGCTGCGGTAATTACGGATCTTATTTATGGACAACAGAAAGCCGGACAAGGCATTACGATAGACAGTACGGCAATCTAATGCCAGCACCCACACTACGAGTCTTTGTTGACTTTGATAACGATACTGCTTATGAAACAAACCCGCTCATTTTAGATTCTGCAACAAAAGGCATATTAGGCACAAATCGTTTAGGATCAGGAACTCTGCCCGTTGAGATAACCGATTTAGTAACTCGCGTAGCCATTCGGCGTGGTCGCAACCGTATCATATCCAAGTTTGAAGCGGGCACAGCCGATGTGATTTTATATGATCAAAATGGCGACTGGAATCCAATGAACACGGCTGGGGCTTATTACCCTAATTTACTTCCACTTCGTCAAATTATCATTTACGCTACTTATCTGGGTGTGGATTATTACCTATACTCAGGATTCATTCAGAAATATGATACGGGTTTCAGGCAAGGCAATGAGGATTTATCCACAGTAACCTTACGTTGTATTGACGCGACTAAACTACTAGCTGGATCTAGCATTACAACCGTTCCCGGCGCTTCAGCTGGTCAGTTATCAGGTGCTCGCGTAAATGCGATTTTGGATGACATAGCCTTCCCCGTTAGCCTTCGTTCTATTGATGCGGGGGATTCAACCCTTCAGGCTGATCCGGGAACGACTAGAAACGCTCTGGAAGCCTTACAGACGGTAGAGAATAGCGAATTCGGCGGTTTCTTTATTGATGTTGAAGGTCAAGCCGTTTTTATTAGTCGCGATAACTTAATCAGCAGACCAACGACTTCTCTCTATTCTTTCAGCGATACTGGGTCAGATATTTCCTACACCAATGCGGTCGTGGCTTATGACGATACTCAAATCCTAAATGATGTGACTGTGACCCGTTCAGGTGGTACGGCACAAAACGCTTTCGATCAAACTTCAATAAACACATTTTTCTTACATTCCGGAAATCGAACAGGGATTTTAGTCGAGACGGATGCGGAAGCTTTGAATCAAGCTAGAGGAATTTTAGCCACTCGCAAAGACCCTGAAATCCGTATTGATAGCATTGAACTCAATCTCTATGATGACGTAAATCCAAATAAGCCGAAAGCTGGAATAGACATTGAATTATTGGATGGGGTAACGGTTACTAAGACCATGCCCGGATCTACCAGCGTCACCCAGCCGAGTCTCATAAACGGGATTCACCACGACATTACTAAATCAAGTTGGAAAACGACCCTTTTCACGGCTGAGCCTTTATTGGCTGGATTCGTGTTAAATTCATCAATCAGCGGTATAATAGGGACGAACGTCCTGAGCTACTAAGGAGAAAACATGGCAGGTGCAGGATATAAGTTGTTCACGACCGGTTCGGTCTTGACCGCTGCGGAAGTTAACACTTACCTTCAAGAGCAGGTCGTCATGGTTTTCGCTAGCGCGGCAGCTCGTACCACAGCTCTTAGCGGCGTTTTAGCCGAAGGCATGGTTTCTTATCTTAAAGACACAGACGTTTTAGAAATCTATTCTGGTACGGCATGGGTTGGTTATGGATCGGGAGACATCACAGGCGTTACCGCTGGAACGGGTTTAACTGGGGGTGGAACAAGCGGCACAGTATCGCTAGCAATTGATTCAACCGTGACCACCTTGACAGGTACACAAACTTTAACAAATAAGACATTGACTGCTCCAGTTATCAATCTTTCACTTAACGCTCAAACAGGAACAACTTATACTTTTGTATTGGCTGACAATGGAAAACTTGTAACAGCTTCCAATGCTGCGGCACAAACCTATTCAATACCGACAAACGCAACTGCCGCTTTCGCTGTGGGCGCTCAAATTAACATTATTCAAATAGGCGCTGGACAAGTTACAATCAATGCTGCCACTCCAGCAACAACAACAATTTCTTCAACAGGAGCAACCTCAACTGCCCCTAAATTGAGAGCACAATTTTCTTCCGCTACTTTGATCAAGGTCGCAACCGATACTTGGTATGTTGTAGGAGATATTGCCTAATGCCCATTTTGGGAACAATTGCTAGCTCGTATAAATCAGCGGTTGGTAGTTATGACTCTATCTCTACTGTGACTGTTGGTGCTGGTGGCGCTGCCAATGTTGAATTTACTTCAATCCCTAGCAGTTATACTCATTTGCAAATACGGGGAATTGCCCGTAGCACCTATAATATAGGGGCTTCGACTTCATTAATAATACAATTAAATGGAAATTCAACTATTGGTAACTATTCAACTCATTTTTTGGATGGTAATGGCTCAAGCGCATCTGCTTATGGAGCGTCAGGTGATTTTCCTCAAGGAGTAATTTCTAACGCCACCGCTGCATCTGGTATCTTCGGTGCTTTTGTGATTGATATTTTAGATTACACAAATACGAATAAATACAAAACAATTCGGAGTCTTTCAGGTAATGACAATAATGGAAGCGGTACACTTCGTTTTTCTTCGGGAACTTTATATTCAAATACCAATGCTGTAACTAGTATCACTCTTCTTTCTGGTAGCAGTTCCAACCTTGCCCAATACACAACCTTCGCCCTATACGGAATTAAAGGAGTATAGCCAATGGCATTAACATACGATTCACTAGCAACGACAACGCTAGGAAGTGCTACGGCTTCCGTCACTTTTTCATCTATTAGCGGTAGTTATACGGATTTAGTTCTAATTTGCAATGTTGGAACTACCGCAAATGGAAATGATTTATTCGTCCGTATAGGCAATGGTACGGTTGATAGTGGTTCAAATTATAGTGCTACTCTTTTGGGCGGAGATGGAACTTCCGCAGCGAGCGCCAGACAAACTAATCAATCACAACAATATCTAAATTATAAAACTAATACATCTAGCTCAATAAGTGGTAATGCGATTGTGCATTTCAATAATTATTCAAACACGACAACTAATAAAACCTTTCTTGTTCGCGGAAATAATGCTAATTATGGAACAGATGCTTTTGCTTGTTTATGGCGTAGCACTTCAGCGATAAACATTATTACCATTACTGCTGGAACAAGCACATTTCTTTCTGGCTCAACCTTCGCTCTCTACGGCATAAAGGCGGCGTAACTATGGCGATTACTTATGTTGCTATCGCTACGACAACTGTCGGTGCGGGTGGGGCAGCCAGCATTGACTTCACAAGCATACCTGCAACCTATACTGATTTGATATTAAAAACTTCAATTAGAACTAATCAGTCAGCGCCCGATGATTATTTTAAAATTACTTTAAATGGTTCTTCGAGTAATTTTACCACTCGCGTAATAGATGGCAACGGTTCTACTGCGGCATCGTATTCTTATACCACCAGCCCCGGCAGTCAAATTGCTGGTCAAGCAAATGGGAATACTTCAACTGCTTCTACTTTTGCCAATAGTGAATTATATATTACTAATTATGCTGGAAGTAATAATAAATCATTTTCTCACGATGGCGTAACTGAAAATAATGCCACATACGCATTGGCAGAATTGGGCGCACATCTTTGGAGTAATGTCGCAGCAATAACTTCTATAAGTATTGCGCCTTATTATGGAACTTCTTTCAGTCAATACTCAACCGCGACCCTGTACGGGATCAAGAACTCATAAGAAAGGAAAACAATGCCAACCAAACTCGTTGTTGATTGCAGCACAGGTGCAGTCGAGGAAATCGAATTAACTGCCGAAGAAATCGCACAACGCGAAGCAGATGCCAAAGCCGCAGCACAAACAAAGGCAGACGAAGAAGCCGCCGCAGCAGCTAAGCAAGCTGAAAAGGAAGCAATCGCCGCAAAACTCGGTCTAACCGCTGAGGAACTGGTGAAGTTACTTGGCTAAGTTGTGTAAAGCGGGGCAACAACTCAGAGAGCA